AAGCTGTTAATCAGATCCTGGCGTCAGTTGGTCAGGCTCCTGTTACTACGTTGACAACTGAAGAGACTCTTGTAATTAACGAGGTTAGTCGCTTTGTTGGTTCTATCTCTGGCACAACCCTTACCACTGAAACTGCTGACATTCCTGTTGGTACTTATATTGGTGGTACTGGTGTAGAAAGTGGAACTTCTATTGCTACTGCTGGTGTCGAACAAGCTACTAATCCTGTAACCTATGAATACACTGTGAACATTTCACAGACGGTTGCAGAACGTGCAATGACTCAATCTATCGTTACAAGTAGAGTTGAAACCCCAACCAACCCGGACGTTGCGATTGCACTCAACACCCTTCGAGAAGTGTCCCGCGAAGTACAGGCTGAAGGATGGTCTTTTAATAAAGAATACGACTATCCTATTACTCCTGATAATAACGACGAGATCAATATTCCAAGCAATGTCCTTCAAATGGACTTGAACACTACCCGTACTGTAAACCTAAATCGGGATAGTGTTAACCGTGGAGGTAAACTCTACGACCGTAAAGCCCACTCCTACAAGTGGACTGATGAAACTGTATATGTAGACATTCTTTGGGAATTGGATTGGGGTGAAATACCTGAACCTATCCAAGCGTTTATCGTTGCCCGTGCTGCTACTATTGTGTCTAGCCGTATCATCGGTGATCCTAACCAATACCAAATGCTTCAACAGAAAGAAGCGTTTGCACGTGCTATGGCTCTTGAGTATGAAACGAGTCAAGGTGATTACACGTACTTTGGTGCACCTAAAGAAGGGAACTACTATCAAAGCTATCAACCGTTCCATACTTTGCAACGCTAATGCCAGCAGTAACTCAACTCACACCAAACTTTCTAGGTGGTGTTTCACGTCAAAATGACGACAAAAAATTTGAAGGTCAACTTACTGAATGCGTTAACGGTTATCCTGATCCCACCTATGGTTTGCTGAAGCGTCCAGGTTTGCAATTTACCAGCGTATTAACTAATGCTGATGGTGATGCATTTACTGAAGCTGAGTTAGAAGATGCTGCTTGGTTCTTTATTGAACGGGGAGCTGCTGGTTCATTTATTGGAGCCATTATAGATGATGACATCTTTGTTTGGACAGCAGCAGATGGTACTTTTTGTACTGTTACCAACAACGCTGCTGCGTACCTAACTGGTACAACTCAAGATGATTATCACTTCCGTAGCATTCAAGATACCACGATTATCACCAATCGTACTGTAAACACTGCTATGCAAGCAGAAGGTACGTTTACACCTGAAGCAACTGCTACATTAAAACTTGTATCACTAGTTGGTGGTAACATTTATGAAGTAGTTATTCAAGGTGAAACTGCTACCTCTACAGCTCAAAACACAACAACATACGATGATATGTTGCTGTACGATGCTGGTAATATTAACACCAATCACCACATTGTAGATGATATTGTTGCTCTAATTGAAGCACAACATACAGCAGGTAATGCTGACTTTGACGGTACTTGGTGTATTGAAGGTTACACAAATAGCCTTGTAATTAAAAGGTTTCAGACTGCTGCTAACGCTGTACTGACTGATTATGAACATGCTGATGGAACGTTTACTGACGATGGCACTCCTTTAGCTTTTACTATTACTGCTAAAGGTGGTATCGGTAATGATTCGCTTGAAGTATTTCAAGATGATGTAGTCAACGTTACCAAGCTTCCTGCCGAATCCTACCACGGTCATCACGTAGAAATTCTTAATAGCGATGATTCTGCGGATAACTATTACGTTCAATACGTTGCTTATGACGAGAAATTTGGACGTGGTTATTGGGAAGAAACCGTAGCACTGGATGTGTCTCCTGGACTAGATGCGGCTACTATGCCTCATAGATTGGTCAGTACAGGTGTAAACGCTTTTACCTTTGAACAGATTCCTTGGTCCGCCAGGGGTGCTGGTGATGATAATACCAGCCCTATTCCGTCGTTTATTGAAAAAGACGCTGATGGTTCTGCCACAGCAGCTGGTGAGTTTAAGATTACTTCTACTTTTTTCTACAATAATAGGTTTGGTATTCTTTCCAACGATAATATTATCTTTAGTGTAAGTAACGATCCTTACAACTTCTTTGTAAAATCTGCTCTTACTCAAATTGATTCGGATCCTATTGACATCAACGTAGCTAGTATTCGACCTGTTGTTTTGTCTGACGTTTTACCTTCTCCTCAAGGTTTAATGATTTTTAGTGAGCGTCAACAGTTCCAGGTGTTTACTACGGATGGTAGTATTCTTACTCCCACCACGACAACGGTTAGAACGTTGTCAAACTATGAAATGAATACTAACATCCCTCCCGTGGATGTTGGGACAACTGCTGCGTTTGTCAGCAATGTGTCTGGTTACAGTAAACTATTTAGTTTGCAGCTTAGGGACGTTGAACAAAATCCCATTGTTGTAGACATCAGTAAAAACGTTTTACAGTGGATTCCAGAAACTGTCGATCAATTAGCAGTAAGTCCACAGAACTCTGTCATCGTTTTGGTTGATAGAGATACGTCTTATCTTTATATCTATCGTTATTACAACAACGGGGAAAAAGATCTTTTTCAAGCTTGGATTAAATGGCAACTGCCTGGTACTATTCAAACTGCTAAGATTTTAAATGACTCTTTAATCATTGTTTCTCAGCACGAGGATGAATACAGCATTGGTAGAATCACCCTTGATGAGATCCCCACAGGAGACGTTGTAGCGACTGCTACCGGCATTAACGGTAATCCATGCCTAGACATGGCTACACGCCCCGTCTCGCCCGACCCAGGCACCGTAGACGCGGTTGTATATGACTCTGCTAATGACCTAACTAAAATCTACGTTCCATATACTCCGATAGATGATAAAGAAGCTATGATGCTTCTTACTGTACCTACAGCCGATGACGGAACAGATAGTGAGATTGATGCTGATGCTGGTTATTATGCTACAGCTATAGAGCGAACTGAACTCGGTACTAATTATCGGTACTTTGAAGTAAAAGGTAATTTTACGGATTATGCTGACGGTATTGTTGTAGGTTATCCGTATGAGTTTGAGGCTATTTTGCCTAAATTCTATTTCCGTAGGGATGCAAACACTACTGATTTTACTGCAACTCTTACTGTTTCTAGAGCTAAGTTTTCGATTGGCAGGACAGGTGCAGTCACGTTTAAGCTAAAAGCGTCTGGTTCTAACGAGTGGAGGAATGTTCAACACACTGCTGATGCTGATTATTACTCAGCCGATAGTAACCCTGTTAAAAACGAGCGACAGTTTACTGTTCCTATTCATCAACGCAATACTAATTTTGAATTAAAAGTGACAAGCAATTTTCCATATCCTGTGTCGTTGGTGTCGATGATGTGGGAAGGTAACTATTCACCTCGTTTCTATAGGAGGACCTGATTATGGCAGCAGCATGGATTGCAGGTATTGGTGCCGTTTCTTCTATTGTTGGTGGCATTTTTGGCTCATCTCAAGCCAGTGAAGCCAACGCTACTAACCAAGCTAATTACGAGGCTCAAAAGAAAGCGGCAGCTGAACAAGCAGCTAAAACTAACGAATACAACAAGAAAGTCTTTGAAGCTGAAAAAGCTAACTACGAGGCTCAAGCAGCCTACGAATGGCAAACTGCTATTAAAAACTGGCAGTACAACCAAGAGATTCAAGACTTTCAATATTTACAAACTGCCAAACAGTATCTAAGTTCTGTTGAAAATACAGAACAACAGCTAACTTACAACAGTGTTGCAGCTCAGCAAGCTCAAGCTCAGGAACAAGCTTCCTTCCTTGAGATCATGAATCAAGCTGCTTTCCAACAAGAGGGACTTATCATTGAAAGTCTCCAGAAAGAAGGTAAAGCAGCTTTGATGCAAGCAGGTGCTTCACGTGCCAAAGCAATTCAAAGTACGGTTGCAGAACAAGGTAGGAACGCTGCTATTCTGTCTGCAAGTCTTTTGAGTGCTGGTCAACAGTCACAAAAGAATTTGCAAGATATTGAACTAGGTAAGTACGCTGATGATCTGAAAGCTAAAGCAGCAATGATGATTCAACCTGAACAACTTCCTAATCTACCTACACCTATTAAACCGCCAACTCCTATCTTTGTTGAGCCTATGGAAGCAACTGCAGGATATATTCCCTCACCTATTAAGCAGAACATCTTTGCACCTATTGTTAGCGGTATTGCTGGCGCTGCAGGAGCAGTGATGCAAGGTTACGATCCAGCTTCAAACAAGCTCTTTGGTAAAAATTTATAAAAAGGTGAACAACAATGGCTAACATACAATACCAAAGATCAGCCCAGCCTGGGTCGTACCGTCCACAACAAGTTGACGACCGTAAAATCCAACGGATGCGTGAAGAAAGCCGTCGTGTCATAGAAAGTATGCAGCGGCAGGCTCAAGTAGAAATTGAGAACCGGGAACGTGTGTCTCGGGCAATGAAAGAAAACGCTGCTATTACTGCGCGTCAGGAAGAGCGTAACTTTCAGATTCAAACCCAAAACTCTCAAAACACGTTAAACGGTCTTGCGGCTCAAGCACGTAGAGATCAAGAACAAGCAGCAATTAATCAAAAAGCTACTGCTTCTATCTTTGAAAGCATTAGTAATTTAAGTAGCACTGCTAGTAAAGTTGTAAATGATATACAACTAGGAAGAAAGAAAGAAGCGTTTCGCAAGGAGTTACTCGACCAAGATCCTAATGCTAATGCTATTACTCAGGCTATAAGGTCCGACAAAGAATCCAGAGCCCGTATTGCCTCACAAGCACGGCTTGCTGGCATTCAAGAGGCTGAGGCTAAAGGGGCAGACCCCTTAGTCGCGGCTAATATGAAAGAAAACGATTCAGTAACTCAGTATGATTTTACTGAAGCTACTATCGCTAAATTTTTTATTTATGACTACTTAGAGGTTAGAACTTCTAGACTTGCTGAAGCAGCAAAGGAAAAAGGCATACCTTTAACTTCTAAAGAAAAAAAAGTAGTTATTGCTCAACTACGTCAAGAGATTTATGATGTAGTTGGCGCTGAAGGACTTGCTGCTGATCTAGTCAAACCTTATGTAGAATACGCTGATCAGCTTGATACTAGGTTTTATGCTACAGAAAACGCTAAAGATCAAAAAGAGTCTAACGACAGGCGTAGTGCTAATCACATTGCTATTCTAAACAATACTGCTCCTGAAAAACGTCAGGAAGTTTTTAACAGCTCTTTTCCACATTTAGTTGATATTCATGGGTTTGAAGGTGCGCTAAATATTTTAGATCAGCAAGTTTTTAACGTACAAAATCCTAAAACTGGTGAGTTCCTCTGGTCTGCAGAATCCGTTGCTCAGACCCGTTTTCCTTCTGATGGCAGGACTGTAGCTGAAAAATATACTGATAAACAAGGTCGTCCTACTGGACGGTACGGCGCACTTTTAGCAGAACGTGTTAAACTTCAAAACGAATTTCGTCGTCAACAAATTGCCACGGATAACTTAGCTCATGCTGAGTTAGAAGATAAACTAGCACGTTCTGTTTTAGAAAACCCTACCGCTGAAAATGTGCGTAAGGCTCAGGAGATGTACACAGCTGTTGCTCTCGCACCAAGCACTAAATTAAATTTTATTGAAAAACATCTCTCTATACCAGCACAACAACGTCAAAACACTATTCAAGCTGTTTCTCAACTTCGAGATTTTGAACTAACTCCTGAGATTGTTGCTGCTGCTGTAGAGGCTAACCCTACTGACGGTGCAAAGATCAAAGCCCGTTACGAAGCTTACAACGCTAAGTGGAAAAGTGAAAGCTACAAAGATGCTGTTAAATCAGTAGAAACTGTTGTCTCCGGTACTACCTCCTTTGGCACGACTAAAGCTGCTGAAGCTGGTGCACTGCCTATGATTGGTCATCTGAAAGCTGAACTGCGTAACCGTACTGCTATGTACGAACCTACTTTAGGTTTTGAAGCAGCACACCAAAAGGCAGCAGGTGAACTTGCTAACGAATACCGTAATGGATATCGTAACAAGGACAGTAAATTCTACCGAGAGGTGAGTCGCAATGGTACAGTCTCTTATCCTAACTTGCCTGTGGGGAATGTCTCCGCAGCTGAGCA